TTTTGAATTACTTTACGTTCTGTGTACCAGCGTGTAAGTAGACCGGGAACAACACCTTCTTTTTCATATGTGAAGATTGTTCCGTTTGCAGAGAGCATCCAGGGCTTATGACTATCAAAAATCATCTTCCAGACTTCTGCCGCACTCATTTCTTCACTGCGACCATCTTCGTAATCTACAGTAAGCATAGTGCCACGTTCTTGATTCATAACCGCAGTATATTCTAATGAGCCGAACATGTTCTCCCATAATATAGCACCAGTCACATCGTCATCACCTTCTTTGAAATATTTCTTTCCTTCAGCAAGGTTACGACCTTTTTCTTTCATGTAATGGTCAGTTAATGTTTGTCTAAGTTGTGCGACAATCGTTTCTCCACCCATGTTGACGGCGCGAATAACCGAGGGATAGAGCGAGTTAATGTCGACGGCGCCGACCCATTCGTGCATACCTCTTTTTGGCGTAGCAACATAGGCACCTGCTGCCTGTTGGATTTCTTCTGCATTTTCAACCTTTCGTTTTTTATCTGGAACAACTAACCCACGTTCGTGAGCCTCATTAAAAATTGCCATCTCAATCATTGCTACTGAACCCATTACTGTTGGAAGCAGTACTGTGTTTTCGTGTGCAAGTTGATTAGCTAATTCTAAAAACTTAAGTTTGTTGTGAATCTTCACCAACAACATTGTATCTTGTCTATTGTATTCAATGAACTTTTTAAAGTCTTTGTTATACAACTGGTCAAGAGTACCTTCATATTGTGTTTTGTTTTCACCAACTTCCATCTCACCGATAGCATCTAACTTATATGAATGTCGAGATTCATAGTTATACTTTTTGTAAAGTTGTAAATAGTCAAGGTGAATTCTACCAACTAAATCGTAAGTCATTTCTTTCTTACCAAATCGTTCGTACTCACGAGGTTTAGGAAGCTGACCCATCAAGCAAAACTTGCGTGTATCATCTTTACTCATTACTCTAGTAACACGATTGACCATATATGGAATATCGTATCCTTCTGAGTTCCAGCCAGTTAATACATCAGCATCTTCAATCAATTCAAAGAATGTATCAAACATTTCCTTTTCGTTATTGCAAAGAAAACAATTAGGAAACTCTCTAACTATTTCCCACGCAGTCTCAGTGGTCATGTGCTTAGGAGCAATAACTAATGTAATACATTGGTCAAGCCAATCTAAGTAACAACTGATAGCAGTTACGGGATTGAATGGATCACTTGTAGGACTGAATCCTTTGACAGGATCAAAGTCTACTTCAATGTCAAAGAAGCAAGTATGAAGTTTAGGTGCATCAACTTTAAGATAGTTTTCGCTTAGACAACGAAAGACTACATTGATATCAGATTCAAACAATGTTTTACCTGAGTGGATACGCTTTTCTTTTTCAAACTCTGTGCGTTTGCGTGTACTGAAACGACTAACTGGATTGCCATAGATACTACGATGTTTACCCTTGTGGTCAGGATAATACATTACATAGTTAGTAGGATATTCTTTATACTGGCGTACGCCATTCTTATCACGTTCTACAACGTAGATACGATCTTCATCCCTACTATGAATAGCGTCAACGTAACTCAAAGTGTTTTGCCCACAGTTTCCAAGATAGTGTTGAGTTCATCGTGGTCTTTGTTAGTCTGACCTAGACTTGCCTTGTGAGCAATTTTAATTGCTTTCTTCAAAGTAGAAGCCTTGATTTCAAGTTCTTCTGCGACTGCTTTAATAGTGTCATTCAATCCACCATTCAATGTATCAATTTCATGTAGGACTGTCATGCCCTCATTGACCAATTGTGTTAGTTTAATTTTTGCTTCACCGTTAAAGGTTCTGTTATAGTCTGACATAGGTTCTCCTTAAATAATTAGTTATTGTACTTGGCTTGCGTAGAGAAGTCAAGTATTTTGCTTACCTTCTACAATCTTCTTGACCAAAGTATGAATGCCCGGATTGACTTTCAATACGTGTGGCATCATTTCGTTGCGAATGTAATTTCTTGTGTATTTGGTATCTTTGTTTGATTCGTCCTCAATCCATGGAACTTTATGTTGTTCACACCATCGAACAAATTCACTCTTACGTGTAGTTAAAAATGGGCGCAATACATTTTTGCGAGTGAATGGGATAATTTTGGCTGTACCATGTAAACTAGACCAAACATATGTTTCAACACAATCATCCAAATGATGACAAGTGATGACTGGGCCAAGTTCACTTAAAAAGTCATAACGCTCTCTGCGCCAATATTCTTCCATTGATTCTTTTGTCCCGCGTTCACTGCGAAGTGATCCGTATAGCATAGGAATATTATTATCACCACAATACCTAGAAACAAATTGAGCGGCCCGTTCACCGTTTTGGGTTCTATGATTAAAATGGGCAATTGTTACATCATGCTTTCGTTTAAGAAAGTCAACGATAGCCATACTATCAACACCACCGCTACATGCAACAGTAATTTGTTTAGGTAAGGGTACAGTGATTTTAATCATTCATGCATTATAGCACAAATAATTAATTATTGAAAGATATGATGGTTATGTTCACCATAAATTTTGATGTATTTTCCCGCAAGCATATCTGCCATTGCTTCAATTGGGCTACCTGGATAGCTGTCACCCGGCTTAATCATGTCTAATTCACCCTGACGAACGTGAACCAATTCATGGAATACAGTACGTAGTATATCTACTAGGTTACGATTGTTTACATATACCCAAATCTTATCTTCGCCCATTTGATGACCACCAGTATGATGATTACTTTGAGCCTCCTCAGTATCCATACTGAGTTCAATTTCAGGTTTAGATTTTAAATGTAGACGTTTGCAAGCCCAATCACAAAATCTATCAACTTCTTGTTGTAAATCAGAATCACCACCTTCATCTAATTTATGTTTAATCCAGTTGTCAGGGGTTCTTTTATATTTTTTTACAAACAAATCATGTAATGCATTACCACTCATACTATGTCTACTAGCAATACTTCTCATTAGTTTGTCAATGGTATCATAGTCGTGCTTAGTTAATGAGGGTAGCTTTTTCGCTAACTCATCTGCGGCTGATTCTGCAATAAAATTTTTAGATATCATGCACCGATATCATGTTCCACTATTACAACACCATCTTCCATTTCAACGTGAGAGATGATTTGTTCTTCTTGTACCCAACGATTATATAGTGCTAGTTTTTCTGCTGGTAGTGGGTCACCTGCAGTCATCGGCTCAATATAAACTTTTAAATCCTCTTCGGATAAAGTCGTTAATGCCCACTCATGCCATGATAAGAATTTCTCCCCTTTTGATGATGTGTATACATTTTGTTTCATAATAATTCCTTCTGTAGATAGTATTTATCATTAAAGCTCACTTTAGACTTCTGAGTAGCGAATTCATACATCAAGCCAGCAGCCGGCTACACCACGCAACTAGTTGCGGTCCTAAGGTGTGTTCAGAACCAAGAATTCTCTGACAAATTCAAGGTATAATTATCAAACCTCTTTAATCTACTTAAAAACTCTGTAGTTTTTTCAGTAATAACTCCGGTTAACTGCAATGTAACTCTGGGATTATGTCCTGCGTTAGCTGTGCAATGTGGTAAATTTTGCCAATCAAAAGTAGATACATCGCCTGCACGCCATTGTACATCAACGTGATTACCATAGCTCCAAAAATGTCCCGGCTCCCAATCAGTTAATTGAATCATAATTCTCATAATTGTGTATGGTTGTTCAGGATTCCATTTATTTAATTTATCAATATGTAAATTCCACACTTCACCCGGCATCTGTATATGAATACGTTCCATGCAATCTTTAAGACCAAACAAATCACTGATTTGTTTTAATACAGGTGGTAGCTTCCAATTTATATGAGTAATTTTGTGGTCTTTTCCGTAACCTGTTTTTTCTAAATCATATTCTTCTGCGTCTAAATCTTCTCTAGGAGGCAACACTCCCTCACCTTTATAACCACGTGTCTTCCATGTTGCCGGTTTGCTGTTATTAATAATCTCTTTTAATTCACTAGACCAATCACCATCTATATGACCTAATTTAATTATTCTGTCCATTTGTGGATCATTTTTGAAGTTATCAAAGTGATACTTGCTATTTGCTTTTGATGTTTCCCAACTACTAATCATTGTTTTTCCTTTAGTCCGCTTACTTTACGAACAGTTTTATCTAACTCTTGTAATGAAATACTTTGGAAGTATTTTTCATTTGCATCCTGTTTCAATATTTCAAACACTCTGCTATCATCATGTGCAATAGGAAAGTCTAATTGCACACTTAATGATTGTAAGTATTTATCCTTATACAAATATAACAATTCTTGGCTTATGAATACAGGATTTAATGTCAACAAGTAATCAAGTTCACTTTCAAAATCAGACAAACTATGTCTATCTCTAATACGTTCTTGTTGATACTTAATCACATTTTGATCTCTACCAATAATTGCTACCTTAACACTAATACCAAGTTGCTTTAACATATTTATGAATTCTTTGTACTTGGGAATAGTAACTACACCGTGATTTGAATATGGGCAACTAATACTAGTAACATAGTAATTTATACTATTCCAGTCAATGTCATTCAATAGACTAGGATTATCCCAGCATTCACTAAAAGGTTCATTATCATGCGCTATCCAATATTGATTAAGTAAATCACGCCAACCATACACATCACTATGTAATGCTAATACTTTACTGAACACATGATTACCAGACCCTTGCGGGCCAGTAACTATTAACATCTCTCTCATATCACCGTAACTCTCACGTCGGCTGCCCCGTAACTCTGTTCATATTCTGCTGGTGGCAATTCTATGTTTAACAATTTACATAGCATGTGATTAGTTAACGGAATACGATTGGGATACTTGTATGTTGCTTTAATAATGCCTTGATTCTGTTCTTTAATCTTAGTAGCCATTACTTTCAAGTTCTGATAGTATTCACTATAGTCAGGATATGTTATGTCAAAATGGCCGCACTTGACCCACCAACCTAAACAAGCATCATCTGGACGATGTACTAATACGACGGGGCAATCAGGCCATGTTTCTTTAATATAGTCAATATGATTACTAAACACGTGTGACTTGATAATGCGAACACCTTTACCGGTGAACGCTTCATCAAAGTCTTTTTCTAATTGTTCTTTGGTATACATAGGCATTCTATGTAGAT